ATCGGAATGACAGGCTGGCGCCAGCGCTCAGCCAACGACTTCCATCTCCGCGAGCGGGACGTTCGCCTCGTCCTCGATCAGCTGCTTGAACGCCGCGACAACCTCGGGGCGATCCTGGTTCTCCTGCTCGTAGGCGAGCACACCTTCGAGCGGGAAGCCGTCCTCGATGATCTTCGAGCAAAGCTCGTTGACCGAGCCGGCGAAGACGTCGTAGGTCGGCCAGGGCGGCGGCAGCTTCGCCTCGGCGACGACGATGATCGAGTTAGGCTCGCGAAGCGCGGTCTGGATCAGGGCCTCCTCGACCGTGCGCCGCTCGTCGTCCGACCAGCCGTTCGCGGCCTGGGCGGCGATTGAGTCGAACATCCCGAGCCGGTAGTCGGGCTCGACCGGGGTTACCTCGTCCTGCTCCTGGTAGAAGCCGTTGAACGTCCACGACTGCTTGCAGAGCGCGCGCTCCTCGGGCGTCATTAGCCCTTCGCGGAACTCGGCGAGCAACGGCGTCTGGGTGATCTTGACGACACCGTTCGCGTAGGCCTCGGAGACCTGGGGCCGGACCTGTTGGCTGTAGCGCCCGTAGCGTGCGAGCACTCGCATCGGAACCTCCTTGGGAGTAGGTCGGGGAGCCGAGCCCGGAGATGGGCAAAGGGACTCGACTCCCCGATCGAAGACCCTTCTGGGCCCCGACGAGTAGCCCGGTCTTCGACTTACGTCGGCACCGCCACGTTGTAGAGGTACCCGTGGCAGCGCTGGTGCGCGATTTCGTAGCTAGCCTCGCAGAGGTACTCCGCGTTGTAGGAGTCCTTGCCGCGCGGCTGCTGGTCGGTCAGGAGCTTCGTGTCGCGGTCTTGCAGAGGCCGGCGAAGCACGTAGTCCATATCGACCAGGAAGGCGTAGCCGCCGTAGCCGGCATTGGCCACCGGGAACTCAGACCACTCCTTCTTGACGATGACCGGCAGGCGGTAGCCGAAGGCGCCCGACACGAAGGCCGTGATCTGGACGCCGTAGATGCTCTCGCCGGCTGCCGGCTGGTAATACTGGCCCATCCCCGAGCGGAGCCAGTTGCTCATGTTGAGCAGGACCGCCGGGGCAGCGAACAGGACCTTGTTCTGCGAACCGAAGGCCATCGGGCCTGCGATCCAGTTGTCGAACCCGTTGGGCGTCATCGTCGTGCCGCCCACGTTGTATTTGTAGGTCTGGATGAACTCGACCAGACCTCCCGCGGTGCCGCGCGGCTCGTTCTCCGGGGGCACTGCCGCGGCGAATGACCGCATCCCGAAGAAGCCGATCTGCTCCCACTTGCGCTTGTGCTCACGGGCCTTGCGCACCGCTTCCTTCGCCGGCTCGCGACCGCCGAACTTGTTGATACTCGTGTCGGTAGCCGTGAAGCCCCAGGTCGTGCGGGTGATCTGGGTGAAGTTGAACCCGAGCACGCGCTGGAGGTAGCGCGGCGCCGGGAAGTCCGAGCCCTGCGGCTGGGCATCGCCGACGACGAGCCACGAGTCCCCGGCGTTGATCGCCGCGGCGGCGATCGAGCCGACGCCCCTGGCGACGGTGATCGTGTCGGTCGCGACCGAGGAGATACGAGCCCCCTCGCCGGTCCGCATGTTGCGGATCAGGTCGTTGGCCTGGACGATGACGCCCTGGCCCGCGGTCAGCGGGAAAGACGTATCGCCGACCAGCTGCGCCGACGTGTTGGTGATGATGCGAGGGAAGTCCTCCTCTTCGAGCCAGTTGACCTTCTCGCGCGTGGCCACCTGGGTCGGAGTGCGAGAGGTCATCGTCGTGAACTGCGACTCGTCAGGACGAAGAATCCTGATCTTCTCGTCCATGTCGATGATCTTCTCGCCCTCGACCGTGGTCGCCGCGGACGGGCCCAACTGCTCCTCAGTGGAGATGTTCCCCTGGATGACGGTTCCGGCCATGCGGCCTCCCAAGACGAAGTGACGGTTGTCGCTTCGGCCTTGCGGGGTGTCGCCGCCCTACCTGGGCGGGGGCTCGCTATCGGCCTGCTTGTGCTGCGAACTCGGTATCGAGCGCTTCTTGCGTGAGGCCCGGCATGAGGGTGCGGTCCCGGGGTGTCTCCGCGTGGCTGGGCGAGTTCGTCCCTGACGATACCTGACCCTTAGCCCGTTCGTCGTCAGCCTCCTTGCGCCTGCGCTTCTTGACCTCGGCGTGGGCGTCCTCGACGGTCGCGGTCGAAGCGCGCGCAATCTCATAGAGACCGATCAGACCGCGCATCGCCTCCTCGGGGTCAGACGAACGCGACTCCAAGACGAGCGGATGCCCTTCGCCCAGCTGCGCGACGACCTGGGTCATCTGCCCGTAGAAGGGACGCATCTCGGGCATCTCCTCATCGAGCGCCGCGAGAATCTGGTCGGTCGTGAACGCCTGCGGCTGCATCGCAGCCTGGTAGACCTGGGCCTCGGTCGCATCGACCCACTGGCCGGTGCGGAGAGCTTCGTAGGGAGCAGTGAGCGCCCACTCGCGACAGACCGCGCGGGCAAGCTCGAACTGGCCTTCGCGGGCGGCCTGTTGCACGAAGGCGGCCGGGTTGACCGACTGCGCGGCGCCTTCGACCCACTCGCGTTGCTGCTCGTTCAGCGGCGTGGCCATGCCGGCGCTGACAGCCTGGGCCTCGCTCAGCGCGGCCCGCAGCTGCGCGTTCTCCTCTTGCACCTTCGAGAGGTCGCGCCCCTGCCGACCGAGGAGCAGCGCGAGATGCGCTGCTCCCTTGAGTGCCTTCTCGGGATCGTTTCCGTACTTAGCGAGGAACGCTCGAACCTCGGGGTCGGACTCGGCTACGACGTCGGCATCGGACTCGGCGGCGTCTTCGTCGCCGTCATCGCTCTCCTCTTCGCCTTCGTCCTCACCGGCTTCGTCCTCCTCCTCTTCGGCGTCTTCGGTCTCCTCGCCGGGCTCGGCCTCGGTCTCGGGCCCTGCCTCGACCTCTTCCTCTTCCGGCTCTTCGGGCACGGCCTCACTTGATTGAGTGTCGGCCTGGTCGATCGGGACACTCTGCTCGGCCCACTCGGGGTCTTCGAGCAAGGCGTCCACTGCGTTAGGCGGCATCGCTCTCCTCTGTCGCGGTTATGCCGTGGGCCTGGAGGAAGCGATCCAGGCGAGCCTCGGCTTGGGTCGGGGTACGGGTGAAGGCTCGGATGCCCTCCACGAAGCCCTTGAGGTAGGCCTGGTCTTCGAGGCTCAGGCCTTGCTTCGAGTGGAGCACCTGGCGCAGGACGGCGCGCTCGGTCTCGGCGACTCGGCGATCGACGGCCTCGACCAGCGCCGCCCACGAGTGATGCTCGGTCAGGGCGTTGAGGTTCGACTGGCGAACACGCAGGTCGCGCGTCTCCTTCTCGGTGAGGCGCGTGCGGCTACGAGGGCGCACCGCCGCCTCCACCGTTGGACGTGCCGCCTCTCATCGCCATCATCTGTTGCATCGCCGACTCCGGTGAAGAGGTCACGGCAGACGGGCTGACCGCGGGGAACGGAGGAGCCGTAACCCCGCCCGTAGGAGGACCGCCCCCAGGCGGGCCCGCAGGCGCGCCCGGAGGCGCGCCAGGAGGAGGAGCCTGAGGTAGCACTGGCTGACCAGGAGCAGCCACAGGCGGCCCTTGAGGGTGGAGAAAGTAGGTGTCCTTGTCGAGGACGTCGTAGGCATCGAGCGTCTTCTCCATGAAGGTGCGGAGGTTGAGCGGCGAGCCCGACTGCGCGAAGATCGGCGCGGCCTGAGCGGCGATCTGGAGAAGCGACTGTGACTCGCTGCGGCGCTCTTGCCGCATGAGCGAGTCGCTGGTCGCGTCGATCAGGATGTCATAGTCGCCCTGGATGTCGAGCGGCGTGATCGTCTTGTAGGCCTGCGCGCCCGGCGCGCCGAGGATGCGGATGATCCGGTCGTCGCGGAGATACTGCTGGTACAGCTGAATGAACTGCTTGCCGAGGCCGGCGTAGGCCCAGAGGTAATGCTGCTTGCGGGCCTGGATGATCCGCTGGGCGATCGTCGTGATGATCGAGACGCCGGTCGCGGTCGTCTGATCGAGCGGCGAGGAGTCCGTGCCCGAGCCGTAGGGCAGGCCGCCCATGATGTTCTGGAGGTCGCCCTTGAGGAGTTCCTCGGCCTGGAGCGTGATCGTGGCGACGGTCGGATCGATCTTGAGCGTGTCCACCTGGCCGGGGTCTTCCACGAACCACTGCGCGTTGGGCGCCCACTCGAAGCTCTCGGGGTCATCGACGTCGGAGCGGATCAGGGTGATGAGGTTGGCCAGCATCCGCACGACGTCGAGCCGCTGGTTCTGGAGCGTCCAGAGCATCTCCTGTAGTTGGGCGAGCGCCTCGACCACGCTGAGACCCGGCACCTGGAAGGCGTCGGGCATCGCCGCACAGACCACGAACGGCATCCGACCATTCCAGAGCGGGTTGGGTCGGTCGGCCAAGAGCGCTCGCCGGTTGCCTACAGTAATGACACGTTCCGGCGTCCAGTATTCGAGGACCTCGATCAGGTTGCGCGTGCGATCGACGTTACGCAGCCGCATCTCGCGCTTAGTCAGATCGGCCGTCGTCGCTACCGAGGCCTGACTCGTAGACGAGGCCGCGGTCTTGAGCATCTCGACGTTCTGGTATTGCCCGGCCTTCTGCTTACGCATGAGCGAGTCGTAGGACTCCCAGGTGCGGTGGATCAGGAACTCGGCGCTCTCGACGTTCGAGGCCGCCCACGGCCAGAAGAAGTCGCGGACGTCCACGACCTCGGAGCAGGCGTCGTCCCAGACGAGCGCGTCCTCGACCTGCACCTGCTCGTAGTCGGGGATCGTCGCGACGGTCTGGCCCGAGCCGTCGGTCACCACGAGCGCCGTCGGCGCGAGCTTGGTCACCGTGCGCCGCTCGGTGCGCCAGCGCGCCTTCAAGACGCTGATCCCGGCGATCATGTCCTGTTGCATGAAACTGCGCTGCTTGGTCGCGAACGAGTCGCGGTCGAGCGCGTAGCGCAGCGTGTCGGAGACCGCCTCGACTGAACGCAGCCGATCGAGGACTTCCTGTAGCGGCTCGTCGGGTCTCGGCCGTGGCTTGACGTCGAAGGTCGGGTTGGGCTCCAGCATCGTCGCGAGCATCCCTTCGCAGGTCTGGAGCACGTAGGGAGTCGTGATGTCGGAGTGCCAGTCCTCGCCGTCCTCGGGCCGGCGGTAGTACGGATCGTCCTGACCCTGGGTGACCGGCGCCTTCTCGTCGGCGAGGCCGCGGTAGGCGAGGTAGCGCTTCTCGACCTTGCGGATGAACTGATCGTGATAGATGCGCTCGCAGTCTTCGACCGCCCGGCGCACGAGGGTCACCGGGTCGGTGACCTGCTCTTGTGAGTAGGGGACGGTCTCCATCTGCGGAGCCGCGGCGCCGGTCGCCACGCCGTCGTCAGCCACGCTTCTTCTTCACCACCCTCACGAGCCGGGGACGCTTGCGCTTCTTGCGCCGTTCGAGGTCTTCGGCATCGACGTAGGCCGGGCCGTTCTCGATCCAGGCCGTCGCCTTACCCGCCACTCGGAACTCCGATCGAGGACGAGCCCGACAGGGCGCGGCTCAGGCTCTTCGCGTCCCCGGCCTGGACAGACTTCTGGTGCGAGCCCTGGAGCCCCAGACAGATCGAGAGCGCCTTCGAGGCCTGCGCCTTGTCCTGGGCGTCGGGGTCCATGCGAATGAAGGCGTGCAGCGCGTGGACGGCAACGTCGAGCGCCTGCATCGAGTCCTCGAACAGTTCTCCTTGCGGGCCCTCGGCCCGCTCTTCGGCCGGGCTCTCCCCCGGTCCGGGCGCGCCGATGTCGAGGCCGCCTGGCGGGCCGCCACGAAGGGCAGAGGCCAAGTCCATTACGCTCACGAGGTCAACTCCTTTCCCAGCTGTAGCGGTGAGGCCGGGCCCGACGACGAGCGCCACGCAGGTCGCGCCGGGCCCGACGAGGATGCGTGCCGTAGAGCCGGAACATCTCCAGCGCGATCCCGAGCGCGATGACGCGATCGTCGTTGGAGCCGTCCTGGGCACGCGGGCTCGGAAGGCTTCGCTGCCGCACGAACGTCCGGCACTCGGCGAGCAGCGTCGAGGGCATCGCCGGGATCGAGCGCTCGCGGATCGCCTGCTCGATCTGGTTGACGATCAACGGCCTCGTCTTCACGTTCATCGGGAAGCCGTAGTTCTTTAGCTGGTGCGCGTCAGGGCGATCGCCGAGCGTATGCCGGTAGAGCTTCGGGTAGTGAGGCCGGCCCTTGCGCCCGTCGCGTAGGGCGATGATGACGGGCTCGCCGTAGCCGCCGCCCATCTCGACGGCGATCCTGGCCGTGCCGTACCAGCGCCCGAGGTAGTGCAGCTGCTCGGCGTACTCGTCGGCGTCGAGCTTCCCGTGAATCTCGGCGACAAGCGCCATCGCGCTCAGGTCGATGACGTAGGCGCAGCTGTAGTCGAAGCCGCGGCCGGTCGCGACGTCGGCGGCGATCGCGTACTCGTGCTCGGAGTCGGGCTTCGCGAAGACCCTGATCCAGCCGTGCGGCTGCCAGTGAATCTTCGCCTTCGAGCCGAGCGCATTGACGATGAAGCGCATCCGGCCTTCCTCGACCAAGACACGCTCGGCCTCGCCGTACCAGGCCAGCGCCTCCAGGTCGAACCAGCACTCGCCCGTGAGGATGAACGCCTCTTCGGGGTTGCGCGGGAACTGCTCGCCGCGGTCGGCTGCCGGCAGCGCGCGAGCGTTCTGCGCGTACCACGCCTCGTCACGATCGGGATGCAGGTCCCAGGGCAGGAAGCGGGCCTCGATCCCGTACTCCTCGTGGTTGCGCCAGAGATGGTGGAAGAAGTTGCCTTCGCCCGTCTGCTCGTTCGAGACGCCGTTCCCGGTCGAGATGACGATGATTTGACCGCCGTTATCCGCTGTCGGAAAGACGGCTTTCCACGATTCGCGTGCGTATTCATGGCGCGCGTATTCGTCTAGCAATACGATCGTCGCGGTCTCACCGTGGCCGGCGCGCCTCGTGGAGGGCAGCCCGACGACCGACGAGATGCGACCGTCGGGGAAGGTGAACTCGATCAGCGTCGTCGGCCGGGAGGCGCGCGTCGGCTTTGTGACCTCGGCCTCGAAGCGCAGATGCTCGGGCAGAGAGTTGAACATATCGAACAGCCGATTGACGACCTTGATCGCCTCGTCCTCGTTGATCGAGACGACGAGCGCGCGCGTGCCCGGCATCGTCAGGAGCTTCCAGAGCGCGTAGCCGGCCGCGAGCCAGGTAATCCCGATCTGTCTCGCCTTGAGCACGAGGCTCAGCGGATGCACCCGCCAGTCGTCTAAGACCTCGCGCTGCCAGTACCAGCCAGCCTTTTCGTCGTTGAGCGTGAAGGTGAAGCGCTCGCCGGTCTTCGGGTCGATGCAGGTGACGTGATCGAGCAGGCCGGCCGGATGTTCGAGGGCCGCAGCGCGCTCGTTCAGCCGGCGCGCGTACTCGCGCTTGAACGCCTCCAGACCTTCGGCGGTACCCGCAACCGTTGTTGCCACCACCGGCTACCTCCGAATCGACATATAAAAATATCCAGAGCAGGTCTGGAGCCAAACCCGAAAAACCTGTGCAGGGGTTTTCTCGGTTTTTCGTTGCCCCTCGTGAAACCGCGCTGCGCGACTCGGTAAAATGTGTCTGCACGATTCGATTTACTCACTCACAAAGGAGCACGCGAATGGAACGCAAGTACGTCATTACGAAGCTACGCGAAGGCGACTACCTGCTCCCGTCGAACGACACCGAGACGATCTGGCGACTCGTGTCATACGTCGAGGACGGCAGCGGCCAGTACCAGGACAAGCGGGGCAAGCTGCGGCCGATCACCGGAACGTGGTGGTCGGTCTACTACATGCGCGCCGGCAAGTTCGCCTCGCTCGTGGAGAGCGACCTCACGAGCAACGAGGACATCCTCGATTGGGACGAGTGGGAAAGCTGGGCGTGGGGCGCCTACCGCACTCGTGCCGCGGCGATCGCCGACCTACCGGAGACGCCATGAACGCGCTCGAAGAGCAGGTTCGGATCGCCTGGCGCGCCTGGGGCGCCTATGCCAAATGGACGGTCTGTCAGTGCGGGCTCTGGACGTTCTGCCGCTCGAAGAATGGCAAGGTCTTCCTCTGCCTCGACTGCTTCGATCAGCGCTAGGGCTTACACGACCACGGGCCCCAGCTGAATCCCGAGTCGGCGAAGTAGCGGAACGCGGCCTCGGCCTGAGTCCACGGGTCGGGGCCGTGCCCGTACTTCGCCCTCGCGTAGTCGCCCATCTGGAAGAGACCGAGGTACTGTCCGTTCGCCGCGCCCGTCTCCATGCGTGATTCGCACCACGCGACTCTGAGCGCCTGCGAGCAGTAGGGCCCGAAGACGCCGCAGATGACTCGCTCGGCACCACTCCTCGTACTCGCCGCGGTTCTGGCGGCGAAGAGGGAGAGGTTGCTAAGGACGAGGACGGCGATGACGGAGAGCACCTTCACGGGTCAACCTCCTGCTCGCTTACGGGACCTCGGCTACTCGTCAGAGAAGCCGGACTGGAACCACTCGGCTGCGGGACGATCGAGCGGGATCGTCGGCGCCGTCTCGGCGTCCGGGCGATCGCCGACCGGGATGTTCCACTTGGTTGCGCCAGGCTGGCAGGTCGCCTGGTCATCGAGCACCGAGTCGATGTTGACGGGGATCGCATCGTTGTCGGGAGCCATGTCTCCTCCTATCGCTTGGACTTGCCCTTGCGCCGCGCCTGCCCGGTCTGACTCAGGGCGATAGCGACCGCTTGCTTTTGGTTGCGCACGATCGGGCCCTTCTTGCTACCCGAGTGCAGCGTGCCGGTCTTCCACTCGTGCATCACCTGTTTGACCTTGGCCTTCTTGCCGGCCTTGGTCTTGGGAACTCGCTTGGCCATCGCGGTACCTCTTCGCTAGTGTGCGAGCCGTCCGAATCCGAAGACGCGCGGCGGGTGGGCCGCAACCACTTCGGACGACACAACATAGAAGGGGGGTCGTTCAGATGAACGACAGATACGGAGAAATCGCTCTCCATCCGGCCAAGGCCCTCACGGTGCTCCGTGAGATTCAGCGAGAGCCCTCCCCGGCGCGCGTTGCCTACTTGAGGAACTATTGGGACGAGTCCCAGGTGATGATCCTCTTCGTCGCTCGCATCTCAGAGGGCAAGCGCAAGGGCAAGCTCCACATCTACGACGGAGGTAGCAGATGGCGCGCCAAGGTAGACCGGGACCCGGAATACATCTTCGTCTGTTGGGTGCGCGAGATGACTGAGCGCGAAGCCGCAGCCGCCTTCCTCTCAGTCAACCGCGAGTCGATGAAGCCGGGCACCTTCCACGTTCACCGGGTCGGCGTCCGGGCCGGCGAGCCCGAGGCGCTCGCGATCAAGCGCGCCCTGGACGAAGCCAACCTGATCGCCGACGCAAGCCACTCGCGCTACCCGAATGGGAGCAAGGGCGAGTTCTCGGCCTTCGGTGCCGCGAGTCGCATCGTCCGCGGCAGCTTCGATCGCACCGGCAACTGGCATCGCGCGAGCGCCGCGTTCTACTTCACGCTCAAGCTCGGGCAGATGGCCTACCCGATGCTCGACGTCGCCGGCCGCAGCGAGCGCGCGCACGGCTACCACGCCGACATCATCCAGGCGATCGACCGCATCGCCATGTGGAACCCCGACCTGCCTGGCGATCCCGATTGGGAGACGCACCTGGCGATGGCAGTCGGCTCGAAACTGCCCGGCGATTGGGTTGCCGATGCCGTCTCCTTCTTGAAGACGATGCCGGGCTCCTCTCACCGCGGCACGGTCGTCTCGAAGCTGATCGTCACGCACAACAACCAGGGCCGCACGCCGGCCAAGTTCAAGCTGGCGGGAGGTTTCGAGCGACCTGCCTGAGTCTTACGAAGGTGCCTGAGCGCCGATGACCGCGATGAGCGAGCCCGAGTCGTCCCAGACCCCCAGCTGGCGCCAGGTCTCGACGTCGAAGCGCTGCATCGCCACGTAGACCGCGGCAGCGATCTGGACTGCCGAGATGTTGTCATAGGAGCCGCCGAGCAGATGGGGCCCCTGAGTCCCGTCAGGGTTGAGCGCGTAGCAGGTGTAGGGATGCTGGGTCGAGTTGACCGGAACCTCGCCGTCGCTCATCGCTTCTGCTTCTTCTTCGCGCCGCTCACCTTGAGCAGGTTCGGGTTGGCCTTCTTCGCGGCCGGGCTCGCCTTGCGCGCACCCGCGGCCAGGATCGCCCCGGCTCGCCTCTGGCTGATCCCCTGTCGCTTGGCGATCTGGCTCTGGGCAGCCTTGAAGCCCATGCCCTTCTTGCTCTTCGCCATCTTCATGCCTCCTTGGGCGTAGACCCGCCGCCAACGCTGCCCGCCGACTGCATCTGGAGACTGACCGCGCAGGTGTCGCCCGCCGTCTCGTC